GATATTGCCTTTTACGTACCCCAGATGCGGGATGACCCTATCCACGCTCGCTGAAGTGTCTTTACTGCCTACTTCTCCGTTGATTTCAAACCGCGTACCGAATACCGGACATTTCTCCGGTATAACGATATCCTCAATGGTGAGGTTGAACGGGACGCCCTTCGCCTTCGCGCGCGCTCGCGCGTGATTCAGCAAATACCGCTCAAGGTTTCTCCGGCGGTCCATGCGGCGCCAAGCGGCGCTATGCTCCAAATTCTTGCTCTGCCATCTCTGGATATAGACGCGCGACTTATCCGGATTTGCGGCTCTCCAAGCCCTTTTGCGCGCGAGCGCCTCGGGAGTTCGCGCTGCCTCGCGAGCCTGCTCTCGTCTCTTATCACCGTGTTTTTGGTACTGCGCCCGCGCCTGCTCTCGCAACTTCTCGCGATCTCGCTCTCGGCGAATACGTCGCTGCTCAAGAACCTTCTCGCGGTTCCGGGCCCGCCATTCTTTGCGGTAGGCCTTTTCCTTTTCACTAACCATAGCTGTCGCTCCGTGAAACCTGCACGACATATTATTGCATAAGTTTCTAGGCGCAATGTTTTTTAGCGCTGTGATCACGCGCTACTCGCACGTCGCGTTGCGCGACTTTCCCTGCTGTGCCTCAGCCAGTGCCTTCTTGCGCGCCGCAGCCGCTTCTCTCTCGGCGAGCGCGCGCTCGTTCGCCTCCGGGTTATAGACCCGGTCGTACTTGCGGAAGAAGGCGTCGAGGGTGTTGCTCATCACCAGCCGACCGTCTTCGTGTTCGGCAGCGAGTTGAAGTTCGAGCCGAAGCGCCGGCGATCCTTCTTGACCGTCTGCGCGCGGTTGCTGGAGTCGTCTTTCAGCTCGAGGTACTTGCGTAAAATCCCTTCCGCGCCCTGCGGCCCGTCGCCCAGCAGCGCGACCCAGCGATCGTCGCCCGTCAGCTTGCAAAGCTCGCCGGCGAGCCGCGTGTAGAGATAGGTCGAGTTCGGGAACCACGGCACGGCCGACGAGCCCTCGGGCGTCGAGATGTCCGGCATCTGCCGACGGTAGCGCACCGTCACCAGATACGCGCCGGACGGCGCCGGCCAGACGTACATCCCGGGCGGCGACAAGCTCATGTCGACGGCGAAAAGATATGGGTAGGCGTTGTTGCCGACCTGCTGCACCGTCCAGTCGAACTCGGCGATGTCGACTGGGATCATCGGATACGGCACGCCCTGGTTCGTCCAGAAGACGTCGTCGATATCGGCGCGCAGGTAGTCGCTCGGCATGTTGTACGGACCGCTGCCGGCGACGACATTCGGGTTGATGTTCGTGATCAGCGAAGGGTTGAAATTGAAGGTGTAGAAGCCCTTCGCCACGTCGAAATCGTAGGTCTGGGCGAGATCCTCGAGAATGGCGTTGAGAATCTGCCCAGCCTGCGACGTATAGCCTGGGGATTTTGAAATTTGGAGAGCAAGTGTGACGATCTGCTGGTTGGTCAGCGCCATTCAGCGCTCGCCGACGATGGCCTTGCAGCGGGCGATCTCCGCGCGGGTGCGCTCGATGATCTGACCGCGGCGCTCGAAGGTCTTGGTCGAGTTCGCGTGCGCGACGTCGTGCTCGGCCTCGTCCTTCGCCATCTCCAGGACGAGCGCCTGGACGCCGGACGACACCGCGTCGTGCCGCGACTTGTCGGTACCTCGGAGGGCGAACTCGCCGCGCTTGCCGGTCGCGACATGCGCATCGCGCGCCGCGGCGTTGAGGTTGTCGAGCGCCAACTGCGCCTTCTCGACCTCCGCGTTGCGCTGCTCTTGCCGCGCCTCGTACTCGCGGTCGAGGCGGTCCAGGTCCTCCTGGTGCTGCGCCTGCTCGCGCTCGTGCTGCTCGATCTCGCGTTCGAGCTCCTCGATCTTGTAATGCGCCCGCTGGCGATCGCCGGCAGCCGTCATCTTGTCGAGCATGTGGTTGAGGTGCTCGACCGTGCAGTCGTTCGGCAGGAAGGTCTGCAGCGTGCAGACGCGGCCGGCGCCGAGGTCGACCTGCATCGAGAAGCCGAGCGCCGGCGCATCCGTCGCGCCAGGACCCTGAGGCATCGGGGTGTGTGCGCTCATCGCTGCAGCCCCTCGGCGCCCTGGACCGCGCCCGTCCGGCCGTTGAGCAGCATGTTGCGCTGGCGGAAGAACTGCGTCTCCGGCCCGGCAAGCGACCGCTCATGCGCCCAGGAGCGCTGCATCTGCTCCTGCAGGACCTTCGCCTTGTCGCGGCCGACGCGGTAGGTCGCTCCGTGATAAAAGACCTCGCCGTCGATCCGCAGGAACGGCGCGTAGGTCGCGAGATCGATCGAGACGTCGACCATGTCGCCCCGGGCGGCGCCGCGGCGCATCTCGATGACGGCCTCGCGCTCGAGCGCGGCGCGCGCATCGGCGAGCATCGTCGCCCGCGCCTTCTTGCGCTGCGCGGCGCGGACCTGCTCGGCCGCCTCTTCCTGGATCTCGGCGATGTCCTCGGGGGTGAGGATGCCCTCGTACTGCGGCGGGACGACGACGTCGCCGACCGCCTCATACTTGACGTCGGGCAGCGCCGTCTTGGCGGCGGGCTTCGGCGCGACCTTCGCCTTCTGGGCGATGACGACGGACGTCGGCCAGCTCTTGCCCTCGGGGCCGGAGTACAGGCCGGCGGCGTTGATCTCGCCATGGATCGCTGAGACCGTCGCGCCTTCCGTCAGACGCCGCTGAATGTACTCGGACCGGCCTTCGCCGGTCGCGAGCAGTACCTTCTCGAAAGCCACTGTCCACCTCTAAGTTGCATAGCCTTTTGCGACTATACACCAAATTCGCTATCCGAATAGGCCCTACGAGTGCGTGTAGGATCCATTCGTGATTGCGGTCGCGCCGGGCGAGGAGGTCGCGGCCGCGCTCATCGTGACCGTCAGGCCGTCGGCCGAGATGTTCGTGATCGTCGTGCCGGCGGTGATGCCGGTGCCGTTGATCAGCGAGCCGAGCTGCCAGCCGGCGACGCGGACGCTGGACGCCATGACCATCTGGTTCGCGAGGTTGACTGGCGTGCCGTTGACGGCGAGCGTCGTCGGCGCTGCCATCGAGCTCACCAGGATCGGCCAGCCATCGGGGCCGACCATGACCCAGTCGCCCTTGCGGCACTTCAGGACGCCGCGGTTCGGCACGTAAAGCAGGCCCATGCGCGAGAACGCGCCGGGCTGAATCATCGGCGGATCCTCATCATTGATGATGGCCTGCGCGATCGTCGCGATGTCGGCGTCGGCCATCGCAGCCGCCGAGAAGGACGGGAACTGCAGCGCGGTCATGTTGGTGGTGCTGTTCGTGCCAGCGGTCTTGGTCGCCATTACTCGTGCTCCTCGGATGGGGTGGAAAAGCGGGCGGGGGCGCTAAGCCCCCGCCTCACCCTTAGCCGAAGGTCGAGCTGAAGGCCGAGGAACTCTCGATCCGCGCTGCGAACAACGTGTTTAAGAGGATCGTAGAATAGTAGACCTTCCAACCAATGATGCGCAGTTGGTTGAGCGGGTCAGACTTGTCCCCGCGATCGAGCCACGTCGTCTTGACATCGTCCAGCTTGACCTGGCCGTAGGCGCCACGGCCGATGACGAACGACGGATAGACGGTGACGCCCGTCGCCGGCGGCGCCGGCGGGGTCTGCGCGACGCCGACGCCCGTCAGGATGACGGTCTGGCCCGGCGCGAGCTGGGTCGCCTGACCCTGAAGCGGGCCGCTGATCGGGCCGGCCGAGCACAGCGCGAGGTTCGCCGGCGAGGCCGTCGTGCCGATGTAGACATTGAAGGTGAAGCCCGGCAGAGCCGGCAGGATGACGCTGATCGAGCCGCTCGGGCCAACGACGCTGATCGCGTTCGAGACCTGGTAGATGCGGCTCTCGTACTGGTTCTGCGTGTCGGACGCCGTCACCTCGATCTGGTAGCCGGCGTTCGTCGCCAGCGAGCCAGCGGTGCCCGCCGTGCCCTGGATCGCCGCGACGCCGACGAAGTTCGGCACCATGTTCGATTCGCAGAAGCGCATGCCGCGCCACTCGCCGATCTCGGCGTTGTAGAGACGGTTGATGTCCGAGTAGCTCCAGGCGGTCACGACCGTCGAGTTCTCGGAGAAATCGCCGCCGACATTGGGGCTGACGATCGCGGCGTAATGCGGCATGCCGCGGGGATTGGCGGACGCCTTGGCGCCGCCGGCCTCGGCCGCGATCTTCGCGTCGGTCTGCTCATCGCCCATGAAGCGGGGTGCACCGACCGCCTTCAGCGCGACGACCGTGCGGTTGACGGTGTGCGGGTCGAGCACGTCGCCGGAGGTCAGCGCGGCGCGCGAGCCGCGGCTGTTGACGTAATTGACCTGGGTCAGGGCCATGAGCGCGTTCATCGTGTTGCGCTCGAGGGTTTCCGAGATCTGCAGGCCGATCAGGAAGTTCGCCTGCTTCATCAGCGGATGCTTGATGGTGAGCTCGGCGACGTCGGTGATCGTCACCTTGTCGCCCCACTGCTGGGCGGTCGCGGTGACCTGCGAGATCGTCATCGTCTCGCCGATCGGGGGAACGCCCTCGGAGAGCGGCGCGAAGGGCAGCGGCAGGCGATTGAAGCGCGTTGCCGTGTAGGTCGTACCGCGGCCCTTGGGCAGCTCGAGCGGGTCGCCGAACTGGTAGGCGACGAGCTGTCGCCGGGCGAGGGGAAGAACCTCGTCGGCGATGAAATTCTCGATGTCTGCGGTATATTGACCTGCGGTGTTCGTCGGCAACGTAGACCTCCATCAGCGAGACGGAGGCCGACATCAGCCTGCCGTCAGATCGTTACACCTTCCAGCCGGCGGCGGCGTGCCTCCGGCGTGTCTTCCTGACCTCGCCGGCTGCGCTGCGGAGCGACGTCGCCCCGACCCTGCACTGGCTTGGTCGTCGCCCGCCGAACCTGCTCGGCGCCGCGAGCCTTCTGCTTGGTCCCGGCCGAGGACCGCTGCTGCCGCATCATCTTGGCGATCTCCTGGTTCGCGATGATCTCGCGCTCCACCGGACGCCCTTGTGACCGCAGCCGCTCGTACTCGGCCTCGACCTTGTCCTTCACCTTCGCGACCAGCGGATCCTCGCGAACGAGTTCCCGGAAGGCCGCTCGGTCGGAGCTGTCCCAGATCTGGAACTTGACCCCTTCCATCTCCTGGCGGTGCGCTGCCTCTCGCTTCTGCAACTGGTAGTCGTACCGCTCCTCGGTCGTCATCGTGTCGAGGCGAAGCCGCTCCTGCTCCGCCGTTTCCGTGCTGCGCTGCCGGTCGCGATCGCGATCCTGCTGCTCCATCCGCCGCTCCAGAGCCTCGCGAGCCTTACGCTCTGCTACCAGCTCCTCACGCAGCTCCTTCGCCGCCCGCTTGTTCTCCCGGATGATCTCGGACGCGCCGCGACGGCGCGGAGATTCTCCGCGAGCTACTTGTGCATGGCGCCCTTCTTGCTCATCGCCTTCTTCGTGATCGGCGACCTCTTCGCCTTCTTCGCCTTCGCCGCCATCGGCTTCGTCGCCGGACTCTTCGCCTTCACCTGCTTCTTCATCGGTGTCTGCGCCCGCATCTTGGTCGTCTTGGCCACCATCGAATTCATCCTCGTCTGGGCTGATGAAGCACACGTTCGGCGATTGGTACTGCCCGAGCTCGTCGATGCGCGCGGCGGACAAGAATAGCGACTTGCGAAACATTTCGGTCCTTCCCTGGGATACGACCCAGCTAAACGAGCGGTATACGGTCCGCTAACGAATGCGCGTAGTGCGCGCATGGGAGTACACAGGAAATTGCGTTCGCTGTCAACACGCTGTGCGCGTGGAGATTGAGACGGACGCTATTTTGGGTATTGTATTAAATCGCGTGGTGCGCTAGAGAGAGCAGGCTGCGGCGACACGGTGTCGTGCTGAGGTTCGAATCCTCGGCCGGGAGCTATGCCCGGCTAACCTGGTTCGACTCCGGGTGGCAATGTCGGGGTGGCGTCCGGCCCGCAGCGCTTTTACATTTTCCTCGGCATCGTCACAGCGCCGGCTCCGCCCATGCGATCGGCGTTGATCGCCCCGTTCGGGCCCTTCTGCTTCGGCTGCGCGGGTTGTGATCCAGGTTTGGGGACTCCGGCGATGCCCGGCGGTCCACCGCCCGGTGTGCCGGGCTGACCTTGTGCCTGCACCTGCGCGGTCGCCTTCTGCTGCATCTGGGCGACATGGAGCGCGACGTGCTGGCGCTTCACGCCCGTCGGATCGCCGGTCGCCTTGATGTCGGCGAGATGCGACTGCATGTGCTCGCCGTCCTCGTCGGTCGGGCTGACGGGCCATGCGTTGCCGTCCGAGAGAATCTCGTTCTCCTGCTCGGGGTCGATCGAGAACTGCTTCGAGATGTCCTCGAAGATGAGTGGCGCGATGCGCGGGCCGAACGTCGCCGCCACGGCGTTCTCGATCGCCGGCACCATATTGATCCGGCGGCCCGGGAGCAGCTGCGGCGGGATTCCACGGATGACGTTGAGCAGCGAGATCTGCTGCTGGAGCTGCGCGGCGTTGCGCGCCTGCTCGACGCCGAACCAAATGAATGAATAGCGCCGGCCCATCTGGAGCGGCTGCACCGTCTCCATCATCGCCCGCATGCCCATGTGGCCGTAGGACTTGACGGTGATGTCCTCGTCGCGGAACTGCGCGTCATACTCGGCGAAGCGCTCGAGGACTGGAGTGAAGATGCCCTCCTCCAGCACGGTGACGGCGTCGGCCGTCGTCAGGATGTCGACCTGCTGCTCGGTCGCGATCTCGGCCTGGTTGCGCTTGCTCTTCCCGCCGGTGCCTTGCGGCATCATCGCCGGGTTGACGCTCAGCGTCTGGAATATCTCGGCCTTGCATGCGCCGACGATCTCGAACGCCTGCTTCCACAACTCTGGAAACTGGGCGAATTTCGTCGAGTTGGGATCGACCTGCCAGACGGCGGCGAGGTCGAGCACCATCGAGTTGACCCGGGGGTTCTTCAGCGGGTCGGTCATGATGATCGGGAGCAGCGCGTAGGCCGCCGAATCCATGCCCTCGTTGACCGCGTCGTTCGCTGCATATTGCAGCTGCGAGCAGGGTCCGACGGGCGAAATGCCCTTGGCGACGCCGGCGATCTTCTTGACCGGCGCGGAGATCAGCGGGCAGCGATCGTTCCAGTATGGGTTGAGCTTGCACGAGAGGATGAGGTCGTCGCCGCCGAAGAACGCGACGACCAGACGGCGCTCCTTGCCGACCTTGATCTTCGTCCAGGTCTCGTAGACCTGCGCGACGCGGCCCTTGGCCTTGATTCCGGCGGCGTCGGCATGGTCCTTCGCCATGTCCTTCTTGCCTTCGGACTCGACCTTCGACATCGCTTCGAGCAGATCGTCGGTGACGTCCTCGTCGAGCTCGCCCTCGTCGGCCTTCTGCTTGATCTGCGCCTTCGTCCAGCGCCGGATGATGGTCACCGAGCCCCCGATCTCCAGTGCCTCCTCGACCGAATTGCAGGTGATCGGCAGGATCATGACGTCGGCGTCGGACAGCACCTCGACCGTCGGCCGGTCCTCGAGGATCACATCCTCCTCGATCTCCTCGGTGACGTCCTCGTCCGGCGCGTCGTCGAGCGCATCGTCGTCGTGCAGCTTGACGCCCTCGACCTCGACCGACTTCTTCGTCTTCCAGACGACGTGCCGCGCCGCCGTCGACCAGCCGACATAGACGTTGTATTGGCCCTCGATGTCGCCGTTGACGAGCAGCGCCGGCGCCATCTCGGTCCGCAGCTTCGCCTTGCGGACATAGTGCTCCATCAGGGCGGTCTCGCCATGCGGCAAGTCGCCGTTCTGGCTGACGACGTCGACGTAGCGGCCGCCCTTCGGAAAGAGCTGGTTGGTGAAGCGCGTCTTGCGCGCCTCGACCGCGTTGTGGACGATCGGCACGTATATCTTCGAGTTGCCGGAATAGTACTGGTTGCCGTTCAGGACGCAGTTGTAGAGGTCCCAGGCATCGATCTGGTCGTCGACGCGGGAGGACTGGTTGCGGAAGCCCTCCTCGACCGTCGTGAAGACCTTGAGCAGCTGCTCGTCGATCTTCTTCGTGCCGGCGAGCTGCGCGTCGCGCTCGGGCGTCTTGGAGACGTCGTCCTCGGACTCGTCGGTATCGGTGGGTTTTTCAGCCACAGGACGCCATCACCTAGCCGCGATCCGGCATCGCCGACAGGTAGCGCCGGCCGCCGCTCTCTCGCCAGTTTAGCGCATCGTCGTCCTCGACGCCACGCTCAACTTTGAGTAGGGCCGCGAAGCTCTCAAGGCCTTCCATCAGGTTGACGTAGGCCTTCTCGCCGAAGCTGTTCGGCTGCTTCGCCGACTGCGCGTAGCCGCCGGAGAAGGCGTTCAGCGTCCAGCGCGCGGCGTGTGCCACCTGGACCGCCGGGAGCGTGCGGACCTGCCGCCGGAACAGCTCGCGGATCTCGTCCTGGCCCGACAGCCGGTCGCCGCCGCGGTCGAGCTGCACCGGGACGCGGCCCAGCGCCGCCTGGAGCCCGACGTTCGACCACTGCTGGAAGTGCTGCGCCGGCGCGATCGGCCGCAGCTTCCGTCCGCCGGCCTCGAGCTGCGCCAGGCGGACGATCGACGCCGCCTTCTGGCCGGGGTCGCCCTCCTCCACCCAGTCGGCGAAGACGTGCAGCGAGACGCCGTCGTACTGCACCAGCACCGCGGTCACCATCTCCTGGGTCGCGTTCATCGCGAGGTAGAGCGGCCGCCCGGGTGCATAGGCGATCTCCTCGACGACGTTCTCGCGCGTGAAATCGTCGTAGACCGGCTGGCCGGGCCGCAGCCGCGGCGCATAAGCCAGGGCGTTAGGGCCGTCCTTCAAGCCCTTGGGAAACGACAGGAACTGTGCGACGAGGTCCGGCAGTGGCTGGGCGAACTCGATCTCGCCGGCGGCGAAGAACGGCTGCAGCCCTTCGATCATGGCATCCTTACCGCGGCCGCCGGTGTAGGTCTGCGCCTTCATCTTCTTGAACGGGACGACGTGCCCGCGCCGCATCTGCGCCTGACGCAGCGGCTGCATGATCCATTCGTTCAGGCTGTCCTCCTCGATGCCGAGGAAGACCGGCCGGTAGAGGTCGTCGATCTCGAAGATCTGCTCGATAACGCCGTCCGGCGCCCAGTTCCCGATCCGGCACTCCCAGACGACCATGCGGTGGCCGAGCCAGCTCCACACCGGGATCGCCGTCGTCGCCGAGCGCTTGTTGCTCGACTTCGCCGGGTCGACCATCGCATAGCAGGCCTCCCAGGTGCGGACCCGGGCCTTGACGATGGTCTGGAAGTGCTCGGGCCGGAAGATCTTGCTCTCGGGCGCGTCGGCCTCGCACATGTATTCCTGGTTGAAGCCTTCGGCGAGGCCCATGCGCTGGAGCTCAGCGCGCTTATCGTAAATCCATTCGAGCGGAAACTGGTCAGGCCACGTCGCCTCGTCCATGCCGGTGTCGAGGTTCTTCACCATGATCGGGTAGCGGTGCGCCTGCCACTTCTTGTCCTCGCTGATCTTCACGATCACGGCATCTGGATCTAGGCGGTTGCCGAGGAACCGGATACGCGCGTGCTTCGCCAGCGCGGCGATCAACGTCGTATAAAGCCAATTCTTCATGAAAGCGCGCGATGCCGGTGACTTCGTCGACTCTTCATCCTCAAGATCGTCGATCATCACGAAGTCGGGGGGAAACTCGTGATACTTGACGCCGCGGAGGGACTGCCCTGCGCCCTTCGCCTGCAGGATCACACCGTTCGATAGGACCTTCTTGCTCTCAGTCCACGTCTTGTCGCCCTTCAGCACACCGAAGGCAAAGATGAGATCCTCGTTGGTCTCGATCTCGTGGCCGATACTCTCGAGGCGCTCACAGGCGCGCTCGTAGCTCGCGCCGATGATGACGCAATTCTTGAACTCGCAGAGCGCCGCCATGATCACGACGGCCTCCTCGGTCAGCGTCGACTTCGCCGCCTTACGGAAGGCTTCGACGACTACTCGGGGATGGCTCGAATGAATGGACTCGATGAGGGTTGGATGAAACGGCGCCGAGCCGATGGGCTTGCCGTTCTCGTCTTTGCGGCGGTGGGCGAAGAGGACTTCGTGGGCGTTGACACGGTCGGCGGCGATCAGCCGGACGGCTTCCTCGTTGACGACGTGGACCACGTCAGTCGAGATGAACGCGGATGTGGACGATCTGTCCGGAGCGCTCGACGCTATAGCCCGTCGAGATCGCAGCAACTGCCATCGCGGCAAGCTGCTTGCGTGCCGCGATCCGGAACTGCTCGACGGCAGCCTCGAGTGCAGGCTCCATCGCTTCGAGAAGACGCTCCTGCACGGTCTCGGCAAGCGAGGCAGAAAGCTGCTGGTCGGAAGGCAATCCTACTGCCATTCGATACTCCTGTTTGCGTTAAAAACTCCCGCCTTCGCGTCGACCTTCGGTCTCCGCTATTCGGCCGTTTACTTCGTAAAAGGCCCCGCCTTCCGTCCTTGCCGGCACCATGATCGTGTTCCGCGGACCGGCCGCCTTTCTCAGGCGCAAGGTACGAACCGCCATCCGGCGGGGAGATGGTTAGGAACCGCGGAGATCAGAGTTCGATTCGGTGCGACATCGAAATGTTCTTTCGCAGCGCGTCGACCGTGCGCTTGATGTCTTCGGGGTCGAAGTCAGTCCATACTCCGGTGACGACACGTATGCCCGCTGTGGTCGCCTCTCGCACAGCGACGGCCAGGGCTTCCGCGGCGGGAAGCACCAGGGCAAAGGCCGCGTCCAGGGCCGTATCGAACGCCGCATTCGCTTGGCGGACGTTGTCGGCTAGACGAGGGAGAGGACTCTTTGGGGTGTCCATCATCAGGTGCCGGCGTGATCGGTCACGGGGTGCGCAGCGCCGACGAACGGGCCGAGGTCGATCGCGGCGACGCCGGGCTCGGGCGCGATCGCCGCGGCGGGATCCGCATGCGGCAGGGTCGGCACGGAGACGAGGTGGTCGAACAGCTCCTGGAGCGCGCTTCGGATTGCGGGCAAGAGGGCGGCGACGGCCGGGTACTCCTGGGCAAGGCGCGTCGCGCCGTCGAGGTTCCGCGTGATGATCGCATGGCCGCGGGCGACGAAGTCGTCGGTCTCGGCGAGGGCGGCGTCGGCGAGGGAGTCCATTGGTTTTCTCTCCTGGAACGTTCGGCGGCGATCATAAGATAACGCCTGAGTTGATACAAGAGCTAAAATGCCAGGCAGAACTGGTGCTGACAGTGCGGCACCTCGATGATCTCGACGCCGGCGCGCTCTGCTTGCAGGACGATGGCTTCCGTCCCGGCGCCTGGGACGACCATGAGGATGTCGGGCTTCGCCTCCGCGAGCATGCGGATCGCGCACATCAGCGTGGCCTTGCTGCCATGCTTCGTCCACTCGGTTGGGAAAGTGTGGAACTCGACGCCGTATTTCAGCGCCCAGCGCACGGCGATGTTGTCGGCAGGGGTCGATCCGCCATTGATGATTTTGACGATCTGGCGCTCGGCGTGGAGCGTGTTCAGGGCTCGGCAGAGGTGCTGCGCATCGCTGAAGTATCGTCCGCCACAGACGAGGACGGTGAGCATGGATCGGTCTCCCTGGAAGGTTCCTTTATGTCGGGGAGGTTGAGTTATTGGTTTGGGGCTGTCAACCGGAAAGTGAAAAGTATACACAATGTGAGTTGGGGTTATGTCGTAAAATGTGCGGCGGAAAATTTTGGGTTTACTTGAATTTCAAAATGCGTCGTGACTAAGGACTGACGTCTTACAAATTTACTTCGGGGGAGAAGGTGGGCGCGTTTTCCCAGTATCAGCCTAACTCAATCTATATAGTGTCTCGAGCTCCATACGACCTGCCTGGCAGTCAGTCCGCCTACCTCGAACGCCCTCAATCCGTTCAACTCAATCTGTTACAAAATAGTCTAACTTAATCGCTTGACTTAATCGGATTGAGGGATTAGATATAAGGCACGACAACGGGAGAACGAGACATGACGCCTTTCGCAACCTGGACCCTGATCTGCCTGTCGCCGCTCATCCTCGCCGTCGCCGTTGGCGCGGCGAACGCGTTCGCCTTCATCGTGGGCGAACTGGGCGACATGCTTCGCCGCTGAGACACATCGAACGAGGAGAACGGGATATG